CAATAGCTTTTTTAAAAGCATCATCAACTTCTTTTTGTAATTCTGTATACGTTGTATAACACTTATAAGATAAACTGCTACAATTATCAAGTATATTAGAAGTAAATATACCATCTTTTCCTAAATTTTCCGTAACTATAGAGTGTTTGTTTAAGAGAGCAATTTTTGTTTTTGCTGCTATTTTATAATCTCTAATTTGTTCTTCTGTCATTTGTTAAAGTGTTTTATTTTTGATCTTAGTTATATTATAATCATGGCGAGCCAATTCGTAGTAGTCTAACATAATATTATGTGCTAATTCTTTATGTTGAAATTCGACAACCTCTTCATCCAAGCTAATAGGACATTTCTTCTTAAGCCATCTCCACATAGGAATAAATCCGTAGAGATAATATTTTACATATTTAACAACATACCATCCGTTTTCATTCTCTAAAACTTTATACTTATTATAGGAATTAATATCTCTATCACGAAGTTCTTGAGCAGCAAAAACAAGAAATAAAACAATTATTGTAAAAGCTATTATAAAATTAATTAGAAACATAGTTAATCCTCCTTTATTTTAAGTGCATGTCCTGAGAATAGATTACAGAGTGTGACTTCATCTCCCTGTATAAGGATACAGCAGTCTTCTTCATCTTTAAGAGCACAATCATTACATACTATTGAGTCCTCGTTCTCTATATACGTTATCCCATCAATTTTTATTTCCTGTATTTCCATTTTACTCTAGTAATAAGTAATCCCTATATAGATCAATAAAATGAGTTCCTATGTAAAAAGCATCATCTTCTTTTCCGCAACATAATTTAGGATCATAGGAGACACCGTATAAAGTATGACATATATCACCGCATACAAGTTTACCTTCCTTCCACATAAAAGACGGGTAAAATGCACATTGAGTACCAAGAGGGGTAAGCTTCCAATTATCATTCAATATATTAGAGGCCTTATAGATCTGTATCAGTTTTAAACGTGCCAATTCAGACCTGTCATCATATTCTATATCAGGAACTGATCCTGTGATTTCACATGCATCCTCATAGGTCTTCACCAGGTCCTAGAAACTCAATGTAAGTCTCTCTATTCCGAAGATATCTTCAAGCTTTTTCTTAAATTCTCCGGATATACTTGAATAAATCATCCTAGCCCCTACTTCTGTTATTGATAATACTTTCATCTCGTTATCTTTTTCTAATCCTTTTAGGAATATGTAACCTATTTCAGAAGGGGAATAAACTCTCATAGAATCTGTGTGGGTTCCTAAATATTGAACTCTGGATAATACCATCCATTGATCACTAGGGATACTCCCTCCATTTAACTTTTTAATAGCTTCATATATTTTAAGACAGCCTCTGGCATCCTCTGAATAGTCTGTCTCTAATTGCTTTAATAATCGATCCTTAAGTTCACTCATAATATTTAATTTTATTCATACCACTCTATCTGGATAGTATCAACAGCTTCGCTTATTATCGCATTTGTTCTGGCATCTTTCTCTGTTGTATAAATACATTTTATGCCTGATACAGTATCTTCACCATCTACATGATATATATTAATCCATCCTGTTTTCTTTTTTAAAGGCATTACAAGATCTAAGGTATGCATAAGACCATTACGACAAACTTCGCCTTCATTGGTATAAGCACATAAATATTCCTGTGTGGAATATCCTTCTTTAACTAAAGCTACTATAGGATAATTCTCTGATTTAGCATTAAAGCAAATAATTCTTACTTCTTGTCCGTCTCTTGTACAAACAGATTTACCAGCTTTAGCTTCTTCGAGATTGAATGGTTTATATTTATTATTTTCTTTTGTTTCCATATCTTTTATTATTATTTTTCCTCATTGGGTAACAAATCTCTGATGTATACCCATTTTACATAATGCTTAATTAAATATTTCCAACTCGTAGGTGTACTATCAATAAAATGAATTACCCCAGATTTATGTTTCAATAAAACAGGCAGTTTTTTAAAATCAGGTTTTTCTTTCATATCATGCCACACACTATTAATGTACCGTTCCGCTTCTGTCATAATACAATTAAAGTCATTTTCTGGTAATCTTTCTGTAACCCTGACTCATGAAGATTCTGTATGTTCATCTGCCTGTACTGCGCCTTCTAATAACAAAGATACTGATTCTATAGTCTCTGTTATGGGGGTCCTACTACTATATCCTATATTACGGATACCTATTTTTCTTACTTACTCATCTGTTAATTCTATTTCAACAGAACGCTTTTTAACTGCTGGCATACTTCCTGTATTTTCATATTCATAGTATGCTTCTTGAATGTTATTTATAATAAATAATAGTTTCATATTATTGCTATTTTACAGATTTAATACAAATTACAATCTCAAACGTAATTTAAATACTAAAATTGAACTAAAATAGACTATTACAATCGATACATCTACAATTAGCCGCGGATGTAAAATACCCTACTTCGTAGTGGTAAGATCCACAATAAGGGCATCTGCATAAATTTACTGTATACATTTCTCAATTTTTTTAAACTTTTATCAGTATTATAAGTTAAGAATATTATTCTCATTCCAAGATAAAGAAACATCGCCGTTTACAAGACATTTAAATGTATTTATCTTCCTGTTTATGATATCATTTTCACATACCTGGAAAGCATGTCGACTGATGGATACTTACAACTTCATCGGATTCTTGCTTTTTGTCTGGTATTAGTGTTGTTTTGATTCTTTAAATTTACCATCTTGTAAGGTATAGTACACATCTTCTTTTATCTCAATTCCATCTACTTGTTTTGTTACAACTGAAAATGGGATATCTCTTTGTTTTTCTTCTGAATACTTCCATTCTGCAAGAGTAATCCATGACCCTATTTTTGCTTTAGCTGATGAATTAATACCAGCGCACATTATGACACAATCATCACCAGAAGAACTGATCTGAGCATCATCACCGGAAGAACCGATTTTAGCACTACTACCGGAAGAACCGATCTGAGCGTATTCACCGGAAGAACCGATCCGAGCGTAATCACTAAAAGAACCGATCCTAGCATTATAATCAGAAGAACTGATCTTAGCATTATAACTGGAAGGTAATTTTTTAAAATCTTCTTTTGTAAATATTGTTTTATTTTTAATCCATTCAATTCCCGCTTTAAATAAGCCTAAGAATCCTATTTCAATACCAATCTTTATTTTCTTTCCGCATATTTTCGAATCTTTATTTCTATTTGGATCAATTATCTAATTCTACTTCGCAGAATTTGTCATCAATGTTATTATAATAACTCAGAACGTCAAGAGGGTTCTCGCAAGCATGAAAACCGCAATGACATAAATCAGCCTTATCTTCTTTATATTCCTTACCAATTTCGTACTGGAAAATTTTCCCATTGAGCGTACATTGCATATGCTTGTTAAATCCTTTATATGCTTTAACTGGTTTGTTTACTTTTTTTCATCTCAATTATATTTAGTGGTTTTTTAATTGTTCAAATTCTTGTTTTCGTCATTAATATGTTTTATTTGATAATAAATTTGTAGAAATAGTCGAAATGGCAGTGCTTAAATACTGTCTTTTTATCAACAAGGCAATGAAAATTATCTTCGCTATTATCACCTTCTCTTTTTAAGGAGAGATTGGATCGTCCTTTTGCTACATAGTAAGTATCTCCGTGTAATGTATATTTTTCAACGTATACATATCCGGAGTGTTCCTTAGTATCTGCATACTCTGGATATCCGGATATTTTATCAAATGGGCAATTGATATTATCTTTCACATAAGAGACGGCTTCTGAGAATTACTTTATCATAGCCTCCTTTTATATAGTCTTCAATATATCCCATATTATCAGTCCTTATTCGTCATAATTTCTATTTTTTAAGTAAATTATTTTCAGCAAGATAACAAAGCATTTCATAAACAGCTTCTAGTAACGTATCCCCATAAATTGGAGCGAAAAGTTTACTTCCGTCACTATCCTCAGTAGTCCCGTAGTATACTCCCCCACTCATCTATACGTCTTTCTATTCTAAGAGAAAATACTTCATTTGATCTAGAGGATACCTTGGGAGGGATGACATTCAATAAATCTTGGAGGGTAAAAGTTGGAATCACTTCATAAGATATAAATCCAATTACCTGAAACTCTTTCTGTAGACTAAGAAACCACTCTCCTGTAGAATCGTCGTCAATTTTACATCCATGACAATGACGTGTCCAATATAAAGTAGCTTCGCTAGTATCAATATCTAAGTCTTTTAGATGTTTCATTTGATCTATTGATAAAACCTGATCTCTCATGCTAAAAATCTATTGGCTCTATTTAATAAATCTCTAAAGCATTCTATAAATTGCGTTGTCATACTTTTAGATGGGAACGTAAGAGTATGACGGTATACATAACGTGATATAAATGATACTGTTAATTCTCCATCTATCGTACTTTGGATATAATAAATATTCGCGCATGCTTTCTCTGGATCCCATTCACCTACCCAAGCTTTTCGTAACCTTATCAGTTGAGTAAGAGCTAATGTGGCTTCTGCTTCTACTTCTGATGCATATAAATTTCTATCCCCACAAAAAGCTCTGCCTTTATTCTCTCTTAAATTTATTTTTGAATCATAACCTATAAAATACTCCCGTCTAATAGGTGTTCTATTACAAAATTCTTCCCAAGTTTTAGGTATTACCTGACAAATTTTATAGATATTTCCTTCTTTTATAAGTTCTGAATCATCAGGAATTTCAATAGTTACTGTTTTCATAATTATTTTTATTTACATAAATATTCTTCATACTTCGATTATAATATCATTATATTCTGCACTATTTCCAAAATCACAATAATGAATTTCACTTCTTGAGTCTTTATCTCTGAAAACTGTTTGTTCTTCTGGATTTACTGTGGTATGTCCTACGTATTGTATTACAGGAGCATCATATAAAGGAATTTCTGGATCATACTTAAGAAAATCTCTTTTAGATTCTAACATATCTGACCATAATGGTCCACCATAGAAATTACTACCACCTCTACACATAGATATAGACATTACTTGAGATAAATATCTATAAGAATCTATAGATAAATTTATCTTTTCACAGAGATTAGGATAGTATAAATGATTAGAAGCTATATCTTTTTCATTCTCAATATTATTAAATATTTGTCCATAAAAAGATAACCATTTACTTGTAATTCCGGCATGAGAAAACCAATAAGTTCTATCTATCTTTTCTGTTTCTGGATTATATATCTTAATATTGTAATTTAATTTAAATAAGTGCAGATTGGTTCTGTAAATATCTTGGAGT